TCAGTTTGCAGGCTCGGAAGAAGAGCTAGACGATATTTTAAGAACTAATAATAATGAGAATGATGTTGTAATCTACGAAGACGATCAGACACTAATTGCTGACTTCTACATGAATGACGTGGTCTATCAAAAATTAAGTGATCTCGGTGCTTTAAATACGCTTTCTCAGTTTATTGACCCGGTAAAGTCAATTGGTGATAAGACTACGCTGAGTGATGATATGCAGGACTACGTAAACAAGAACTTGATTCAAGCGTTTACAATTGACCAGATTGACCTTTGGGTAAGTAGATTTAAAGGCGCTCAGTCTAATATATTAAGCACTTCAAGTCTTGAGGGTCTAGATGACGGCGGCTTTACTAGAGATCAGAGCTTTACTTATAGCTTACATGGTGATACACCGCTAAACTTCAGGTTGATATATAACAAAAGACTAGGCTATTCTTACAATATTAGACCTATGATAAAAATACAGTCCTAAAATGGCAATCAACATAAAAGAAATATTAACTAATGATAGCGATGTAATTAAAGTTGACAAGACTAATTACAACTTTGATCAGCTTGTTGCTAACGGCGGTGGACCGATCGGGATCAAGGGCCAGAAAGGCGAACTTGGAGGTGTCGGTACAACAGGAGCAAAGGGTGAAAAGGGTGATGAAGGAGTAAAAGGAGATACTGGAGCAACTGGCGCTGATGTTAACAACTGGGGTAGAATAAGCTACGACAGCGTTACAGACGCTGATATATTAAAACCGAAGAGAGATGATAATACTGATGAGCCTGTTTCTATTATTCTAGGTGATGAAGGATATGAAGATGGTGTAACAGATGGTATTGACAATCCAACTGCGTGGTTAAATATAGTTTTACCTGATAGTCCAAAATATAGTAATTATGCTAGTTTTTTAAACAGCACTTCTTCTGTTTTAAATCTTACAAGTTCAACTCAGTCAAGCGTTGATACTTACCAGATTAGCCATGGAACTTCTACAAATAGTGTAGACTTTAAGATAGACATTAAGAATAGTTTATACTTAAATGCACCTGATTTAGTGCAGATTACATCTAATACTGCGATTAAGCTTAATGCTTCTAACAACAATATTATATTAGGGCCAGATACTGGTACTTCTTCAGGTCTAATTGACTTAAGAGCAGATAGTGTTATTGCTAGAGGTAATTTGACTGTTGAAGGTACTACTACTGGTTATATTAAAGTGCCAAATGGTGCTACGGCTAATAGACCAACCGGTGCTTATGGTATGATCCGCTACAATACTAATTTAGATGTTGGGCATAGCAGTAATAAAGGTAGTTTAGAGACTTTTGTTCAGCACCCAGACGGAGATTACTGGAAGCCTTTGGGTAATATGGTAGACGCAGACGGCGATACTTTTATTACAGTAGACTATGACAATAATGATGGAACTGATAATGTGATTAGACTTAATGTTGGTTATCTTAGCGGTAGTTCTTACTTAACAGAAGTTGTCGGTACTTTTGGTGAAACTGTAGCTGACGGAGCAACAGATATTGATAGAGTATTTAAGTATAACAACGTTATTTATGCAGCTGATGATATTTTAGTGGCAAATGATTCTGGTTTAAGGATTAAGGAAAATGGAGCAACACCGGGCGGTAGTCAAGTTGCCGCACAGAATAACGGAGCTGCAGCTGCCAATAGAACTTTAGCAGATTACTTTTATAGAGAAAGTGCATTACAATATGACGTTGATGCATTTACTGACAGTACTCCATTTACTAATACGGTCACTGCTTCAACAACTAGCCACAGATATACAAATCAGGTTATAAAGGCTCTTGGTTGGGATCCACAGGTTGGAAGTACTCTATCAAGCGCAAACGTAGCTATTATCATTGACTACAATAAAACAAAAATGTCTTATGTTAAAGTTGGGCATATGGTAACGGTTTGGGGAAGAATCGATTATTTCCCTTATTCAATAGCCAGTACTAACTTAAGTACAGAAACACCAGATATTAATTTTGATGGCACAAGCGGATCATCTGGTATTTCTACACCTTCTAGAAGAGCTGCATTTGCAATAGGTAAACCAGCTACTTTCCCATATACTTCTGGTCTTACAGATACTAGAGTTGTATTCCCAATATCTGTTAGTTTAACAGCACAAGACGGTACTACATCTGAAGTTAATGTTAGATATTTTGGAGTTATTGAACCAGGTATGAATGTGTTTACAATTATACAAGTAGATGATAGTACTGGTTTTATACCTAACGAAGCGTCAGAATCAGCCGATTCACACCACGCTAAGCATTTAGATATTGATGATTTAAAAGTAACATCAACTACACCAGGTGAAGTTATTACATTAGAGTATAACTTTAGCATGCCTACTGATATAAACTCATATGATCTTGGTTCTAATTCTCTTGCTATTTACACTGAAGCTGAACTTACACAAAACCAAAACCAAAACCAGACATGATAACATTAACGTACGTGTTAGATAAATTAAAAGCTATTTGGCAAAATAAGCAACTCAGGAACTTCTTGATAATTGTTCTTGTTGCTCTATTATTCTTAAAACAATGTAATCAAATCTCTAATCTAAAAAGAGAAGTCGATCAAGTTGAAGAAACTGCAGATAGAAACTTTAATAATTACAAGGCAGCTCAAGATACAGTTAGACTTTTAGAACTTAAAAATGGTAAGCAAGCTGCTACGATTAAGAGTTATGAGTTTGATATTGCTAACCTAGAAGAAGAACAACATGGTTTAATAGCTAAGTACCGGGGTGTTTTAGATATTAATAAGGACTTGAACAAGGTTAACACTCTTCTTTCGGCAGATATTAAGATTAAAGATAGTTTGCTAGCTGCTATTTCTGTAGAAAGAATAGACTCAATTACTGATAAAGTAACGTTTGATAGATTTGATGACTTTGGTCATGGCAATACTAGGAATTTAGCCGGTAGTATGTTTGTTTATAGGGATGGAGATAATCTACTGTACAGGGACGCTATCTTTTCAATTCAACAGGAAATGAGCCTTTATGCTGCGATTGAAGATGCTGATGGAGATAGCCAAGATGAGATTAAGATTACAACGGACTATCCTGGCCTTATAATAACTGACATTGAAAATATAAACCTGATAAATAGTAAGTTGAACCAGAAGTATGAGAAGAAATCTGGCTGGTCTATAGGCTTAGGCGTTGGGTATGGAGTAAATTTAAACAATAACCAAGTAATTAGCTATGGCCCTAGTCTAGGCATAGGTCTTTTCTGGTCACCTAAATGGTTAAGATTTTAATATGGCACAATCATCAAGATATTTTAGAATAGACGACGACGTACTTTTAGAGTTCATCTATCACGATCAATCTAACCCAAACGCGTATGAGATTGACGTAGACGATAATGGCTCTGAGGTTATGTTCTTGGACACGGACCAAGGCAATCCATTTGCTCAAAGACACCTGATCTCTGAATTAGGTGGCGACGTTGTCAACTTCGATGTAACTGATGATGGAGCCTACATTGCAGTTGAAGGATTTGCCGCTAGAACTCTACTATTACAGAACGGTAAGACTTATAAATTTAACGTAAGCGCTCTTGCAGTACCTACAGACTTTGATATTGAAGGTACATTAGGTATAAAAAGTTACGATGCAGTAGCTGAAGTTTTAACTTTTGCACCAAACACAGACGGTCAAACTACTTATACTTATCCAAACAGAGTTGGTGGTAAAATTACAGTTGACCGTAGAGCTAATCCACTCTTCTCAAACCCAGATGAAGATACTGGCAATGACATTAATCAGACTTTAGGTCGCTTTCATGCCGTCCAACATGAAGACGATAAAACAAAGTATGCTCTGATTGGTTATGACTCAACTGGAGTCTACGATAAGTACAATTACATAAACAACTCAACAGTTTGGCAAGGATCAAACTCAGGCGAGCTGGTGACCAACCAGGCGGCGAATACTCTTGCTATCAATTATATCAAGTACGATACAATTAGACTACATTTAAGAAGTGGCTATTCTTTCGCTGCCCGAGGCTATGTGGGTTTCTTGTTTGAAGTAACTGCCGATAGAACTTCTGGCGTGAAGAACTATCTAACACAGTTAGTCTACTTGAATCAGAGTAACTACGAGTACGCTAATCCAAAGCCTTTTATTCTAGGTGAGACTCTCTACTCTAAGTTTATTGAAGTAAAGGTACCAACTCTAGTACAGCAGAATCAAGAGTTCTTAGATAGATTCTACGGTGACGGTACTCAATTCTCATCTGACGTTTCACAGACCTCTAACTATGGTATTAATTTTAAACTGATCGATACGCTTTCAGCTGAAGCTGGTTTTGATTATATTTATACTGGCGAAGAGAATAAGTTTACAATCTCAAGAGAGGATGAATTCCAAGACTTTACAGTTGTTGTTGAAGATGCTCTTGATGGAGACTACTTTAAGATCTATGGAGAGAAAGACAATTCTGCTTCTAACTTTGAGGGCTATATCCTGAATAGAATTCAGACTAGCCAAGATGATATTACAGTCTTCTTTGACATTGAAGTTTTTGAGCAAGTTGGTGTTTCTAATATTAAGACAGCAACTGCCGGTTTTATGCAATATGAAGATTTTGATACTCCAGTTGTATATCGACCAGTTATTCAAAATGCAAATACAGCGGTTAATTTCTCAATCGACGTAACGATGAGAATTTACAACACAACGGATAATACTCAAATCGTAAAGAGAGCGAGTTTAACAGTACCACAGGCTGCTAAATACGGTAAGACTCTACAGAAGTTAACTATTAGCTCTGCAAACAAGCTAACTGAGATCTACAACATTCTGCCGAATACAACACCAAATAGGATTATTCAGGATATTCTGACTAATGCTCTACCTAGAAGTACAAAACAGGTTATTGCTCTGGTTGAAAGACATAACGTTGTAACTTCAACAGCTCCGGTTCAAGCAGTACCGAGCTTATCAGATCCAAATACGTTTGAGATTGAAGATGTCGAGGCAGTTGACTACGTGAATAACGGCCAGTCTGTTATAACTATCCCGCCTTTTACAACTTATGTTAAGTTTAAATTTGCTAAGAAGAAAGGCGATGATCTGGAATATATCTCACTAAATAATATTGAAAACGTTGTCCTAACTGTTGGTAGAGGTGAAAAGGCTCTTAAGTTTAACCACTATCCACATAAAGACATTGAGATGATCGACGGTGAAGTTCTATTTAAGATTGATGAAGGAAATGCTAAGATCATTAATGGCCGTAACAGAGGTAGATTCTACATATCTCTGGATAACGGTAACGAAGAAACTATGTTAACAACAGGAAGATATAGAGCAGGCTAATGATATTAAACAGTAGAAATAACTTATTTGACTTTCGTTTTCCAAGAAAGTTTGTTCCAGAAGAAGTTGCTGAAAAGTATAAGCCTTATCTGAATAAAATTCCAGGTGGTCTTTTGGCAGAGCCAGTAGACTTTGTGAACTATTCAATTCAAGGTTTAAACATACCTGGTGTAAGTTTTGATCCAACAACACAGGCTGATAACGACGGTACAACACGCTATCACAGAGGTGCAATACCAATACAGAATACGGTTAATAGGCAGTTTACAGTGACCTTTCAACTGTTGGATGGATATATAAACTACTGGATTATGATGGACACCTTGCTTTATTATTATGCAAGGACGACATCAGAACCATATATAGATCCGATGACCTTAAGGATATTGGACTCGGAAGGAAGCAGTGTGGCTTATATGCAATTTGAGCATGTGATTATGAATTCAATTAATGACCTAAGCTTAAGCATGGCGGATAACGTTGCTGAATTCAGCACATTTGAAGTAACATTTTACTACAATAAATTAAACCTAAGACTAGAAATAGACTAACATAAAATGAAGACATTTGACAAATACTTAGTTGAAGAACATGTAACAGAAACTGACATGGCACTAATTAAAGAGGGCCTACAAGAAGAATGGACACCAGAACTAGAGGCCCAAGTAGATGCCGCTATTGATGAATTCATGAAAAAATATTCAGATGCTGAAGGTAATTTGAGTATTGAAGCCCTTAACGAGGAGATTACAAACGAGGGTTTATTAGGCTCTATTATCGGTGGTTTAACTGGATTTGCATTAGGTAAGTCAGTTGGTAAGATGCTTGCCAAAGTACTTGGTGTTCAGAAGGGTGTATTATATGATCTATTAACTTCAAGACTAGTAGGTGCTGCTTTAGGCGCTAGTCTTGGTAAAAGATTCTAAATGAACTATATCGCAGTTGACTTCTCCTTAAACTCTCCGGGTATTTGCTTATATAACGATAAGAGTAAGAAGTATAAATTTATTGGTTACATTAAGCCGAAGACAGGCACAAAGAAAGAACAAGCCTTACAAGAAGAATTAGGCATGTTGCAAGATGTAACGATGGTGACTCAGCCAGATTTTACAAATGATGAAAACTATTCGGGCTCTGAACTTGCAAAAGTAAAGCGCTACGATCGAATGGCTGATGAAATAATTAATCTCATTCTACAAGAGTCCTTTCCAGGCGACTCATTTACTATTGCATTCGAAGGAACTTCATACGGCTCAAAGATGGGCACTAACAATATGATCGATATGGCAGCCGGCGCAGCAATCTTAAAACTAAAGATGTTGAAAGTTCTACAGCCGGAAGATTTGCTAACGGTCGCTCCGACGACAATTAAGAAATTCGCTGGTAAAGGTAATATGAATAAGTCTCAAGTGTTCGAGGCTTTCGTTGCTAATTCAATAGATGACAAGTCTCTGCTTAAGAGTCCATTCTACGCTCGGATTAAAGAGCTAGACTGTGGGAAAAAGGTGCCTAAACCTGTTGATGACCTCGTCGACGCTTTCTTTCTTGCAGCCATGATCTCTGCTCCAACTCTAACCTAACCTTATCTCTCCCCGAAAAGACATTTATTATATGCAAGCCCTGGGGATTTGTTCCAAAAAGGTTCAAAAAAACTTCAACTTTTTTCAGTTGAAACAATCTGTTAGCTAGATATATAATACATGCAAGCAGATTATACTATGACGAGTAGATGTTTATGCACGGCAGAATATTTCCAGCTTAATAGCATTCTAACAAATATGGTGTTACACGGTTCGATCTCAAACGATGATCGCGAAGAACTACTACACAAAGCGAAGTTGCTAAAGACTGAGGATGGTAAGTGGAAAGATTCAAACGGAGACATATTAACTCTCAACTCGACTGAAACAATAGTCTAATTGCAACTATAAGGTTTGAAAGTAATTTCAAGGAATTAAACATTTAAAAAGTAAATTAAAGTAAAATGAGCGACAATTTTGACATTTTCAATTTGGGCGTAGAAGACGTAGAAACGCATCAGCCCGCAGCAAACACTTCAGCAAATGAAGTCTACAAACCATCAGCCGACGATGGCAAAGATGGAACTTACAAAGCACTAATCCGCTTTGTTCCTAACCCAGAGAATCCACGCAACTCTCTTATTCAAAAGTACGTACACTGGTTGACTAATTCATCTGGTGAAGGTAAACTGGTAGACTCTCCAAGTTCAATTGGTGAGAAATGCCCGATTGCAGACGTATTCTGGAAATTGCGTAAAAGTGATTCTGCAGTTGATCGTAAAGCTTCAGAAAAATTGAAGCGTCGTCAACAGTACTACGCGTTGATTAAGATCATTAAAGATCCACAAAACCCAGACTTAGACGGTACTTACAAAGTCTTTAAGTTCGGTTACAAAATCAAAGAGAAGATTGACGCTGAGTTGAAGCCAGACTTCGGTGAGCCAACACAAGTATTTGACCTATTTGAAGGTAAGAACTTTGAGTTGATTATCACTCGTCAAGGTGAATACAACAACTACGACAAATCTAAATTCTCTTCAAGTCAGTCAGCTATTATCTTAGGCGATGCTCCGGCAGAACGTAACAAAGAGAACATGGCTACTATTAAAGAAGAGCTAGAAGACGCACCTTCGCTTGCTACGTATGACTATCAAGCGTGGGACGAAACAACTCGTGCTTTCGTAAACGACGTCCTTAGAATGTATCTAAATCCAGGTGATTCTATCTCTGAAATCTCTAGCCCAGCACCAAAGAAAAGTGCAGCTAAGGCAGAGCCTAAGAAAGAAGAACCAGTAGCAGTTGAAGCAGAAGCAGCTAGCGCAAGCAGCTCTTCTAGCGTGAACGCAGATGATGATTTAGATTCTTTCTTGAATGACCTCGACATCTAAACTTACTGATGACTTAAAGGACAGAATAAAAAGTACTCTTAAAGAAATAGCAGTACAAGAACATTCTGCACCTAATAAGCAAATGCTAAAAGACATGCCAGGACGAATAGTCTTGGCATGTCCTTATTGTGGTGACTCGCATACTGATGACACAAAGAAACGTGGCAACTTATATTGGGACACTTTACAGTATCACTGTTATAACTGTGGACATCATACGAATATCCACACAATGGCCAAGGACTTTCAGGTTCGGATGGGCCAGAGCCAAGACACATTTAACGTTATTGACTATATTCAGAGCAATAAGATGAAGGTGAAGCAGTCAGATGCTTTGCAACACAACATCTTAAAGAAGCTAAACGATATTGCAATTACAGTTGATGAGTTTAAGAAATTTGCACATGCGGAAGAGGTTCAACCTGGCGACTGGATCTGGTTTAAACTAAAAGAAAGACTCTTACATAATAGAGCCGAAGAGTTTCTCTACTCACCTAAGACCTATAAGCTCTGGATCCTAAACTTTGGCGCTAACGGTAATATCATTGGCGTACAGAGTAGAAGAATGAAAGGCTACGGTCAACGTTATTTGACCTACGATATTGGTAAGCTCTATGAAGAGATGAAGAAAGAGCATGGTCTGACTGAAGATGAACTGGCTCGAGTTAACAAGGCATCTACACTTTTCGGTATAATGCAACTTAATTTCCAAAGAGACGTTACAATGTTTGAAGGTCCTCTTGACGCCAAGTTCATGAGCAACTCACTTGCACTTGCAACTGCTGGTAGATCGACAGAAGAGTTTGATGAAATGGCAACTGTCAGATATATGTTTGACAACGATAAAACAGGTAAGAAGAAGATGATTGAGAAGCTTAAGAAGGGCAGACCAGTCTTTATGTGGCAGAAATTCTTACAAGATTTTAAGCTAGATAAATATGATATAAAGGATCTAAATGATCTGATGTTGAAATGTTACGAGCTTAAAAACGACGCACATAAGAAGATTAACGATTATTTCACATCAAGTCAATTAGACCTATGGTACATATAGATGAATTAATGATTGACAACGAATTAGACGATTTTTATAGAGACCGCGACCGATTCAAAGGTCATAAGCTCTTAATTGACTTTGAGCAAATTGAGCTTAAGTTTACACCAAAGGATTTTAGTGCCGGCAAGCCAAAGATGAAGAAGAAACAGACGGCTGCCAAGTACATAAAACCTAGTAGAGACAAAGGTTCTCTATTTTAAAGATATATTGAATGAGCAAAGAAAAGATACTAGAGCTTGACAAAAAATTAAGCACCCAACGCACCAACTGGTCTAATAAGATTAAAGAACTTGCCAAAGGCCTAAAGAACATTAATCAACTAGAAGATGTAATATCGGAAGTGTTATCTACAAGACAGATCTTGATAGACAACATGGCCTATATCAACATGAAGGTAAAAGAGCAGAAAGCCACAATTGGCTCTAGATACAGAGAGGCATATATAAGATACTACGAATACGACTATAAACTAGGCGAGAAGCAGAAAGAACGCTTTATTGAGACTGATCTCAGAGATGAGAACATGATTCTTTCACACCTAGAAAATCAACTTGAATTTTTGAAAGAGTCGGTTAAGACTCTAGATAATATGGGCTTTGCTATTAGAAATAGGCTAGCTCTAAAAGATCTATAATAAGAGTGGAACTTACACTAACGGAAAATAAACAGCTATTACGAATTGACTCGGCTACAGACATGGAGCTCGAGCAACTCAACATATCCTTAAATAAGAGGATTGAATCATGGCGTTTTAACCCGTTGGTAAAGAAAGGTCTTTGGGATGGCTACATCTCATATATTAAAGACGATACGTGGATCCCGTCAGGCCTATGGCGTGAAGTTATGTTGATTGCTAAAGATTATAACTATGATCTAAAACTGAACGGCATCACTGAACTATTTGACCGCAACATTCAACAAGAGGCTTTTGAAGAATGGGCGTTAGACTTTTTTGATGGTCACCCAGACGGTATCTCACCTAGAGACTATCAGATGGACGCAGCTTTTAACATCCTAAAATTTAGGCGCTGTTTAGCAGAGCTGGCTACATCAGCCGGTAAGACCTTAATCTCATTCTTGACTGTGGCTTATACGTTAGAGAAGCAGAAGGCCGAGAAGATACTCTTTATTGTACCTAACGTTTCGCTTGTAGTTCAAGCATCTGAAGACTTCTTAGATTATAACTGGCAAAACAGAGTTAGTATTAAAGTACAGCAGATCTACAGTGGCCAGAAGATTAGAGCTGGGCGTAATGTTGTGATCGGCACATACCAGTCGCTTGTTAAGAAGAAGGCTGAGTACTTCGATCAGTTTGATGCAGTTATCATTGACGAGACACATAAAGCTAAGTCACAGTCCATTAAAACCATTCTATCTAAGTGTAAGAATGCAGACTATAGATTCGGACTATCAGGTACGATCCCTAAACCAGGTTCATTGGACCGATTAACCTTAATGTCACATACAGGCCCTGTAATTACAGAGGTGACTGCCAATTACCTACAGAATGAAGGTCACATTGCTAAATGTAATGTAAAGGTAATTAAGATGGACTATGCTACTGAGTCTACAAAAGAGGCTTTTAGAGAGATGGCATTCAATAAATATGAAAGCAAAGATGTCTTTAAATTTGAACAAAATTACGTTATCAATTCGCCAGGTAGGCTCAACTTTATTTGTAACGTTATTTCCAGAATACCACGCAATTCCCTTGTACTTTTCCACCGCATTGAACATGGTCAGCGTATTTATGAGAAATTGCGCCAAGAGAGTGACAAACGGGTCTACTATGTCGACGGCGGTACCGATAAAGATATTCGCGAAGAATACAAGAAGAAGATGGAGGCGGGTGAAGAAGTGGTGATTGTAGCCTCTTATGGTACATTTTCGACCGGTATTTCAATTAAAAAGATCCATAACATATTCTTTACAGAGTCGTTTAAGTCTGAAGTTATCATTCGCCAGTCGATTGGTCGAGGGCTTAGACAACACTCTTCAAAAGACTCAGTTAACATTATAGATTTTGTAGATGATATTAGTCTGCCGGACTGGGATAACTACCTGATTCGACATGCTAAAGCTAGACAGAAAATCTACAAGGAACAGAAGTTCAAGTACGATATTAAAAACGTCACTTTTGAAGGTGATATATAATACTGTAATAACAAATTTAAAAACAAAGAAACATATAATGGAACGATTAGTAACATTTGAACAATTTGCTGAGCAAAAGGCAAAAAAAGATCAGGTTCAACTTGAGGAAGAGTTGAATGCAAAAAGGGAAGCTTCAGCAAATAGCTTTAAGGACTTATTATCTGAATTCGGTGTAACTTCAATGAGTGAATTATCTGAAGAAGATAAGCCTAAATTTAACGAGAGATTAGGTACTTTAACAGAATCTGCACTATTGCTAGAAGGCACAAGATCTCAAGTAGGGAAGATCGATAAGAAAGGTAGGATTACATCGGTCTATGTACACTATGATGGTTATCCAGACCACATGGTACCAATGATTAAGAACTACGACAAGAAAGGTGTTGACCAACTAGTTAAACTAGGTAAGTCTGGTATCTCATATTTAGACAAGAATATCGGTAAAAAGCAAGACTTTAATAGTCCAGTAAGGGGAACCACTCTATTCTACGGTAGAGATCGCGGAGAGAACAAAGATATGACTACTACATGGACCAACGCAGCTGACATTAAAGGTTACTTTAAAGAAGTTGCTAACGACGGTGGAGCTGAATACGTTTATCTATATGATGAACGAGATGGAAAGTGGTACATGGGAGATACTTATGGTAGCCCTGTATTACAAGTAGTTGAATCAGTAAACGAGGCTGTTATTGCAATCAGTGGTAAGAGAACAGCCAAGAAAGTAGCTTTAAGACTAACCAGATTATTTGATACCAAGTTAACAGCTCTTGCTGCGGATAAAGTAACAATGCTAGGCTTCTTGAAAGAGTTATATTTCTATGCAATGGAAGACGCTAACTTTTCACGCGAGGCCAATGTGACAATGAACATGATTAAGGGTAAGATTAGCCCGCTAGAAGTTAAAGTAGAAGGCTTGGATGGTGAAGTTATTAGAATTTCAGCTAAGACGATAAAAACTATAGCAGACAAATACTACTCAGATCTTGCAAATGCAGGTGATTGGTCAGGTATTGGTATTACTGAAGGTTTTGCAATGTACTTAGATCAAATCGGAGAGTCTAACATGGCACAAGCACTTCTTGACTCTTTTAATGCACAGTTTGAAGGTGAAGAGAAAAGAGTTTCTAGAACTGAAAAGCTTTATGAATTATCACAGAGATTAGAATCTACCAATGAGGCTAAAGAATCAGTAAACGAAGCTAAATACGATAAGAAGAAGCTTTTAAAGTTAATCAAGAATCATGATGATGCTGAAATCCTAGTTAATGGAAAATGGTACATCATCTATAATCCAGATAACGGTAATGACGAAAACACAGATATGTGGAATGACGATTCAGTATTTGCATTAGATCAAGATGGTGAAGAGTTTGAAATCAATTACAAAGATATTGAGCATTTTAAAGAGTCTGTTGAAGTAAACGAGACTGAAATTAAATCTGATGATGAATTCAAAGAATATGCATTCACAATACTTCAAAAAGCATTCGGAGCAGACTTTGATGAAGCAAAAGCGCAAGAAGTTGTTGATGGTATCTTAGGTAAAGTTGATGGCGATTATGGTAAGGCTGCAGGTATTTTGCAAAGCTCACTTGGCTAATCAATAAAAAGAACTACAACAATGAGAAAATTACTTTCATATCAAGAATTTTTAGTTGAGAAAGCATCTGCTCCGGTAGATGCAAATCTCATTCTAGAGGGCGGTGCAGCTGGTCATATGTCGCATCCGTTCGACGAAAAAGAATTGACATTTGGTGACTTTAAAAAGATCGTTGAGTTTGGCTTAAGAGGCGAACTTAACTTTGAAGAAGAAGTTACCGAAAAGACCGACGGACAAAACTTATTTGCAACTGTAATGGATGGTGAGGTTAAATTTGCCAGAGGTATTAATGATATGAGGAATCCAATGGATCTAAAAACTTTTAAACAAAAGTTTGAAGCACATAAAAGTCCACTAGTAAGAGATACTTTTCAATTCGCAGCAGAAGATTTAGCAAATTCATTAAATAAGCTACCAGCAAAAGACTTAGAGGTTTTTAATAATGGTAAGAGTTTTATGAATATGGAGCTAATCTACTCGAAGAACCCAAATGTAATTTATTACGACAGGGATGTTATTCAATTCCATGGTATTAAACATACTGATGGTGATGGTAATGAAATAGGAGATGAAACAAAATACGCAGCATCAATTGCAAAGGTTCTTAAAGACCTTAAACTTGATATGGGTAAAACATTTTCAATTATCCCACCACAAATCATTAAAATGGGTAAGGATATTGACTTCGATGCAAACAAAGCTAAATTCCTTAAACAAATTGAAGATCTACGTAAACAGTACAACTTAACAGATGCTGATGAAGTTTCTATGTATCATGAAATGTGGTGGAGAGAAACTATCGATAAGAACTTTCCGGATCTAACACAAGATCACAAAGAAGGACTTTTATTAAGATGGGCGTATGATGATAAGAAGACTCTTAATATAAGAAGTCTTGATAAAGAGTTAGGTAAAGATAAAGCTGCTCTAATTAAAAAGTTTGACAAAGAAGATGTAAAGAAAAAACAAAAAGAGAACATGAGACCTTTTGAAGATTTATTTCTTGAACTAGGTAGTGTTATCTTAAAGAACGCATCTAACTTTGTGGCTGCTAATCCAGCTGCAGAAATGCAGAGACTACAAAAGCAATTAAAAGATGAAGCGGAAGCAGTTAGAAAAAGCGGTGATGTTTCGGACATTGAAAAAGTTGCTAAAGAACTTGAAAGACTTGAAAGAATCGGAGGTATCGAATCAATTATACCAACAGAGGGTATTGTCTTTAGATACAAAGGCAAGACTATGAAGCTAACAGGAACATTCGCTGCAGTTAACCAGCTTATGGGTTTTATAAAATACGGTAGATAAAACATAACACATGGCATTACAGAACCTTAAGACATATTTTGAGTCGACTAACAGAAACGACTTCATGCAACTTCTAGAAAACACATGCGTTGTTTCTGAGAAGATTCAAGCATCCTCATTCCACGTTAGAAAAACTAACAGCGGTTTTGAGTATTATAAGAGCGGTTCTAAGGACGCAATGAACAAAGTTGATAGAACTATTGTAAAGTACTATGAAAATGCCATCAAGTACTTTAAATCAATTTCTGGTGACATTGCTGAACAGATGCCAACTGACTGGAAGTTTGGCTTTGATTATATGGTTGATAAGAAGACTGTAGACATTGAATACGACAAGCTACCAAAGAACCACCTGATCTTAACACATATTCAGGTGATGAGTCCTAGCAATCCTACTGAAATCAAGAAGGTGATTAGAGACCCAAACATTCTTTACAAGTGGGCAGACATTTTAAACGTACAGAGACCGCAGGTTATTTTCCAAGGTAAATTGTCAGACTACCAGAAAGAAGAGTTGGTTAAACTTTTAGAAATGAGCGAAACTCAATTCAAGAAAGAGTTTACAGACGCTTCTTTTACTAGAAAGATCTATAATATCTTTAATAAAGGCTTGAACTCAACAGGTCTTAATCTAGATTTAGAAAAAGACATTGACTCTTTAATCTTAAACTTCTTTGACGGTAAGTCAGTTAAGAACTTTAAGCTTGAGAGATTTGACAAGGCTGAAAGAGAAAGCCGCAATCCATCTGACATGTATCAGATCTCAATCTTAGATCTAGTAGAATACATCTCACAATACGATATTCCTAGCATTGAACTTAAAGAAGATGATACCGACATAAGGTACATCGAACTTATTTCAATCCTATTTAACTCATATGTAGAAAAGCACGCAACAAAATATATTGGTGCTAGCTTTGACTCAGCAGACTTTGCACAAGGCGAAGAGTTTGCACTCAATACTACATTTATTAAAAACGAAAAGACACTATCACTGGTTCAGAAAGATGTTCTAGCAGAGCTTTACAAGATTGCGCTGGGTTCATTTAGAAAGAAGAGAACTAAAGAGACTGATATTATCAACGCTGCTTTAATGGAGCAGATCAACGAGATCGTTGCTAAGATTGAAGCTCTAGTGATGGGCGAAACAAACGAAGGCGACGTTATGAACTTCAACACCTATCTAAAGACACAGAATTTACAAACACAAGTAAGCCCAATTACTGAAGCATTAACTGTTAAATATGCTGAACAAGGCAAGAAGCCTGTTAACATGTTCGTGGGTAGATTTCAACCATTTACGCTTGGACATGCTAAAGTGATTGAGACGATTAGTAAGCAGAATGGATTCCCAGTAGTTATTTTTCTAGTAAAGGCAAAAGCTAAAAAGAAAGAAGATGCTTTTAAGAGACCTTATGATGAAGATCTACAGATTGAGATGCTAAACAAATTAAAGTCAAAGTACCCAATTAAGGATGTATATGTAATTGAAGGTTCTGCTGGAATTGATAAAATGTTTAACGCAATGAGAGGAGATGGATATGAACCAGTCCTTTGGGGAACAGGAACCGACAGGATGAAAAACTATGGATTTCAAGTAAACAATCAACAATACAGAGAGGATCTAGGAGTTAGAGCAGACTTTGGCCTGTTTGAGATTCCAAGAACCGGCAAGAATATTTCAGCAACACAAGTTAGAGAAGCAATGCTAGCAGACGATGAGACGCTTTTTAAGAAGCTTACACCAAAAGAGATACATTCTATGTATGGTGATTTAAAAGACAAACTAGAGGCCTCAATGGCAACTAACGAGTCAACCATTATGACCTTCGATCAATTTACAAAGAATATATAAAAAAACAAAAGATAAAGAAATGGCAACAGTAACAATGGACGCAATGGACCCTAAATCAAAAGGTCTAGCCAAACTACTTAAGAAGAATAAAGTAAAGATGGAGATCTTAACGATGAGAGGCCCTTCAGGCTGGCCTGAAGTTGAACTAACTGGTAAGAGAGAAGATCTTGAAACAGTTTTAGCCGACGGTGAATATGGTTGGGATGACCCAGAATTAGCTGAGTATATTGAAGAAAGTGCTGATGTTAATGAGGCCAAGATCACTCTAAAGAGACGTTACACTGAGAATCACCCAGCGATTACAGTTGGTAAAGCAGCTCGTATCAGAAATAAAATGCTCGAAGCAATTGCTGACGGAGCCCTTACTGAAGAAGAGTTTAACAATATCTTAAGCGAATACTCTGCAAACGCAAAACAGTGGATGAAGAGAAACGCTAGATTCTTTAACGTATCTGAAGAAGGTATTGCACTTTCTAAGTTTGGTAAGAAAGCGCTTTCTGCAGTTGTAGTTAACGAAGAAGAATCAGTTACGGAATCAGAAGCTGTAAACATTTTAAACGATCTTTTAGATGAGAGAGGCGGAGACATGGGAGAATTACATGGAATGGAAATGGAAGATGCATTAGATACAGTCGAAGCATACGGACATAAAGGTTCTAAAGCAAAAAAGATTGCACAGGAATTACATTCTTTATGTAACGAATCAGTAGTTACTGAAGCTAAATTCGTAAAAGATTTTAATAGAGATGTTTTAAACGCGAAAACAAAAGAAGAAGTTTTGGAGCTTTATCCAAACGCTGAATTCTTTATCGGTAAATCAGATCATTTCTTTGGAGAGTTTGATGAAAATTTATTCT